TACGTATCTTAAAGAATAGATACACTGGAGATACAGGAGTTGCTACTTATCTATTCTATGATAAGAATACAGGGAGAATGACAGAGATTGATAATCCTTTTACGGTAGGAGATAATAATGAGAACTAAAAAGTTTGATAGAGAACTATATAATAAATCAGATGCTTTAACAAAGGGGGCGATGGGTACTTGGTTAGAGAATGAAGGCTATGTATCTATAGATGATAAAGAAAATTATGGAGTAGACATAACTTGTGAAAGACTTAAAACAAAATATTATTTTGAGACTGAAGTGAAGTATGGATGGAAGGATGAGTGGCCTGATACATGGAAAGAAATTCGTATCCCTTATCGGAAGAAAAAGATTATAGATAAATGGATAAGAGAGGGGGCAGAAGGATACCTAACATTTGTAGTCTTTAGAAAGGATTGTAAACAGGCTTGGTTTATGGATGGTCATGTAGTTAATGAGAGTTCAGTTCGATCTATTGATACTCGGTATCTATCAGATGAAAAGTTCTATCACATTGAAGTAAACAAAGCTACTCTTAAAGATATGGAGCATACATATGACAAAGATTTACTCATTAATAGTAAGTACCCTAGCTAGATGGATTCCCCTCTTGGTCTTTATACCCATATTATCGTGGATGGTTATGATGGTTACCGTCTTAATCGTAAAGCATTATATAGAGGACTTACCTTACAGCAACGGATTTTCAATGTGGCTATGTTCTTTAATTACAGCTTACGTTTTCTGTCTGTATAACTTCATGAGGAATAAACGTGTTAGTATCAATAACGAATCAAGCTGACCATCATCTGTCAGGTATAGTCAAGTCAGAGAATGCAATAGGCATAGAGCTTGGTGTTAAAGGTGGTGGTTGTGCTGGCTTTACTTACGAGTGGAATGTTTTACTTGACATTCCTGATAATCATGATATAGTACCACTCAGAGAAGGTAAGTTGTATATAAAGAAGGAAGCAATGATGCTACTCATGGACACAACTATAGACTTTTCAACTGGTATCAATGGTAACTATATTATATTCAAGAACCCTAATGCTACATCTCAGTGTGGGTGTGGGGAAAGTTTTGGAATATGAATAAAGAAAAAATGTGGGAGCACTGGTGTCCAGTGGAACATACGATTATGTACGTAGGAAAGGATGAAGAATGCAATTGGTGTGGACAAGATGAGGAATATGAAGAACGTAATCGTGGATATAGAAACAGACGGCCTTGATGCTACCAAGGTACATTGTATTGTAGCCAAGGAAGTAGGTTCTCCAAATGTATGGACTTGGGATCATACTAATCTTAATGAGTTTAATAGTTGGTGTTCAACTGTGGATAAATTTATTATGCATAATGGTGTATCGTTTGATGCTCCTCAACTAAATAAGTTATTGAATACCAACATTAAACTAGGCCAGATAAAAGATACTCTTATCTTATCACAGTTGTTTGATCCTGTACGAAAGGATGGACATGGCTTGGGGGCATGGGGTGAGAGACTAGGATTCCCAAAGATGGAGTGTGATAACTTCTCTGAGTATTCAGAGGATATGCTAGAGTATTGCAAAAATGATGTACTCCTGACAGAGAAAGTGTATGACCGTTTAAACGATGAGGGCAAAGGTTTCTCTAATAAATCCATTGACTTAGAGCATAAGGTACGAGCTATCATAGACCAGCAAGAGAAGAATGGATTTGCTTTAGACATACGTAAGACTATAGGTTTGTTATCCAAGCTATCTGATGAGGCTCATGCATTAACTGAATGGTCACTGAAAGAATTTCAGCCTACTGTTGTGGAGCTGAAGACCAAGACTAAGTACATACCATTTAACATAGCATCCCGTAAACAAATTGCTGAACGTCTTATGGATAGAGGATGGGAGCCTAAACTCTATACAGATAAAGATAACATTATAGTAAATGAAACCGTACTCAATGGTATAGACATGGATGAGGCGAAGAAGTTTGCACGATTCTTTCTCTTACAGAAACGTATAGCTCAGATCCAATCATGGATTGATGCTTACAACGATGACACTGGTAGGGTTCATGGTAGGGTACTGACCTTACGTACTATCACAGGACGTATGGCTCACAACTCTCCTAACATGGCTCAGATACCAGCAGTACGTAGTCCTTTTGGTTTTGAATGCAGAGATTGTTGGACTGTATCTAATCCACATACACATTCATTGGTAGGTACAGATGCTTCTGGTCTTGAGTTGAGGTTGCTTGCTCATCTAATGAATGACAGGATCTATACAAACGAGGTTCTTAATGGTGATGTACATACAGCTAATATGAAGATGGCTGGACTCACCGACAGAGATCAGGCCAAGACATTTATATATGCATTCATGTATGGAGCAGGGCCAGAGAAGATAGGTAATATTGTAGGGGCTGGTTATCAAGAAGGTGAACAGTTAATAAATAAATTCTTGAAGAATATGCCAGCCATGAAAAGAGTTCAGAAAAATGTACAGAATATTGCTTTGAAGAAGAACAAGATAAAAGGAATAGATGGAAGATTTCTGAAGATAAGATCTCCCCATGCTGCTTTGAATACTTATATACAGGGAGCCGGGGCTGTTGTGTGTAAGGATTGGCTTATTAATATGACTAGTCGTATAAAACAATCTGGGCTTGATGCCAAGCTGGTAGCTTCTATCCATGATGAATACCAGTTTGAAGTAGCCAAGAAAGATGTAAAGGAATTTGGTAAGATAACCAAGGAAGCTATTCAATACACAGAGAAAAAGCTGAATCTAAACTGTCCTTTAGATAGCACATGGAAGGAAGGAATAACATGGGCTGATACACATTAAAAAGTTCTTGACATTTGTTTTTAGATATGAGATAATACGTTTTCAATTTAACAAAGGAGAAAATTAATATGTCAGTAATTTCAGGAAAAGCATACTGGGCTTCAATCGTAGCCCCTAACACTACCTTTGATAGTGATGGAGTGTGGAGCATTGATGTATGCAATCTGGATAAAAAGAATCTGGATATTGTTAAGAAGGATGGACTAACTGTTAAGAATAAAGGTGATGACCGTGGAGATTTTGTCACCGTTAAACGGAAGGTTCGTAACCAGAAGTCAGGAGAGCTTAATCGTGCTCCTACTGTGGTTGATGCACAGAAACGTACCATGATGAATACTGCTGTTGGTAATGGTTCTGTAGTTAATGTTAAGTACAATCCCTTTGATTGGGATTTTGGTGGACGTAAAGGTATCGGTGCTAACCTGAATGCTGTTCAGGTGATTGACCTTATACCTTACTCTTCAGATAATGATGGAGAAGATTTTGAAGTAGTAGCAGATGGATTCTCTGCTGAAGATTCTGATGAGGATATTACACTAGCATCTTAACGAAAGGAGGAATGGGGGTGGTATAATGCCATCCCCTATTTCTATGGCTAAAATAGAAACATTAATACAGGATATACATAAACTTTTAGGGCCAGAAGATTCCAACTTGGATCAAGATCTAGTAAGTAGACAAATAGGAATCTTCTCTCAACATGTTGAACAACAACTAAGAGATTTCTTGAAAGAGCAGCCTACCTATCGTAAGGGATTAAGATTGTCTGGGATAGGTAGACCACCAAGGCAACTGTGGTATGACAATCAATGTGAAGAACAACCTATACCTTTGGATGCCAGTACTCGTATTAAGTTTTTGTATGGTCACATTCTTGAAGAACTATTGATACTCTTAACAGTTTTGTCTGGTCATAAAGTAACAGAGGCACAGAAAGAAATTCATGTTGAAGGTGTTAAAGGTCATCAGGATTGTAAGATAGATGATGTTCTAGTAGATTGTAAGAGTACATCACATAGAGGGTTTGATAAGTTTAAAAACTGTACTCTTGAGGATGATGATCCTTTCGGTTACATAGAACAGATATCAGCTTATGCAGAAGGTAATGATGTAGATGAAGCAGCATTCCTTGTTATTAATAAACAGACAGGGGAGATATGCTTAACACCAGTACACTCAATGGAGATGATCAATGCAGGAGATAAGATTAAGCAACTTAAAAAGGTTATTACTTCCAGTGTACCACCTGATAAGTGCTATTCCGATGTGGCTGATGGGGCTTCTGGTAATCGTAAACTTGCTATTGGGTGTCTATACTGCAACCATAAGAAACTTTGCTGGCAAGATGCTAACCAAGGTCATGGCATACGTGTGTTCCAATATGCACAAAGTAAGAAGTACCTTACGAAAGTATCAAGAACTCCTGATGTCCCTGAAGTTCTAGATTGGTAATGCACTGGAAAATTAGAGGAACCCGTAGGAGGTTCAGACCCAATCCAGATAAGTTTGGATTTGTTTATGTTATCACTAACAAGAAAAATGGGAAAGCATATATAGGATGCAAACAATATTTTCTTGGAAAGAGTAAATTAAATTCAAAGTGGGAAACTTATATGGGTTCCTCTAAGGCTTTACTACAAGACATTAAGAAGATAGGTAAGAAACATTTTAAGTTTGAAGTTATAGCAGAGTATAAGAATAAACGTAGCCTAAGATATTATGAATGTTATTTTCAAATGAAGTATAATGTATTAGCAACAACATTGGAGGGAACAGATGAACCTGCATTCTACAATTCCTATGTAGGAGGTAAGTGGTATAGACCTGTGGAACATTATTTAGATGAAGATCAAAGACCCAGATGATATATTTATAGACCCTATTATTCAATATGATAGGAGGTATCCTGAACGTAGATTATACTTAGCTGTAATCTTACAGGCTCTCCTAGATGCTACGAGGATTAAAGGGAATATAAATAAGAGAAGAGCTACCTCATGGTTCCAATGTAGTATTGGAGTTACGTGTGATAATTTTGAATTTATATGTGACCATGCTGGAGTAGAACCCGGATACGTTAGAAGTTTTGCTTATGAAGTTATTCACTCAGAAGACCCAAGATCTTTTCGTTACAAGATTACTAAGTATAAAAGAATGATAGCAAAGGAAGAGAAAAAGAATGAAGAAGGATAGTGTCAGGGATCATCAAGTAGGTGGAGATCATTATAAGAACTTGACAATACAACCAACTGAGTATATAATGGCTAACGATTTAAATTTCTGTGAAGGTAATGTAGTTAAGTATGTTACAAGGCATCGTGTAAAGGGTGAAGGCTTACAAGACTTGTTAAAGGCACGACATTATATTGACTTGTGCATTGAATACTTATATGGGGAGAATAGTGATGAGTCTACCAACTGAGTACCAGAACTTTATTTACTTATCCAGATACTCCCGATGGCTGGAATCGGAAGGCCGTAGGGAAACATGGGATGAGACTGTTAATAGATTAATTAGTTTCTTTAGGGTTCATGTAGAAACAAACCTTGGGGTTAAGGATCAACTTGATACCAAGGATTGGAGTATGATACGTAATGCTATTCTTAATCTTGAAGTAATGCCTAGCATGAGATCATTGATGACTGCTGGCCCTGCTCTTGAGAGGGAGAACATAGCTGGATATAATTGTTCCTATATACCAGTGGATAATCCAAAGTCCTTTGATGAGATACTTTATATTCTTATGAATGGTACAGGTGTAGGCTTCTCTGTTGAGAGACAGTATGTCAATCAGTTACCTACCATACCAGACGTAGAGTTTGAAAGAACCGATGACGTTATTAGTGTGGCTGATTCCAAGGAAGGATGGGCCAGAGCATTCAAGGATTTGATATCTTATTTATATTCAAATAGAATACCCAAGATAGACGTTGCCAAGGTACGTCCTGCTGGTTCAAGATTAAAAACCTTTGGTGGTAGAGCTAGTGGTCCTCAACCGTTGGTAGACTTGTTTGACTTTACCATACGTAAGTTTGAAGAAGCTAGAGGTAGGAAACTAAAC